TGGTGGTTTTGCAAGATGAACCTTGCAGACTATCTTTTGAGAAGATGCAGACGGCGGTACAGTCTGAATCAGCAGCAACGATTGTTCAGGGGGCAAAGATATTTGTTTCACCTGACATTTCCATAAAAGCCGGGTCAAAACTGACAGTGACACAGGACAATGTGACCACAGATTACACCCGCAGCGGTGAATCAGCCATATACCCAACGCATCAGGAAATTATGCTTGAACTGTTCAAGGAATATGCGTAAATGGGGAAAATGGGAAAATTTGACTGCAAAGGTCTGAAAGACTTTCAGCAGCAGTTGGAAAAATTACAGAATCCTGATGACTTTGTGGAATCGTGTGCAAAGGAACTTGCTGCCCGGTTGCTTCGGTTGGTTGTCAAGCGTACACCAGTCGGACAGTACCCGGCAAGTTCAGGCAAAAAAGGCGGTACATTAAGGCGTGGTTGGACTGGTCAGAAAAACGGTTCAGCAAAGGGATATGCTGACAGCCTTACGGTGAATCATTTTGGTGACACCTATGTCATTGAGATTGTGAACCCGGTTGAATACGCATCTTATGTTGAATACGGACACAGGACAGCCAATCATTCAGGTTGGGTCAAGGGTCAGTTTATGATGACCATATCTGAACAGGAATTACAGAGGATTGCCCCAAAGGTACTTGAAAACAAAATCAAGAAATATTTAGGGGGACTTGGAAAATGATAAATTCAATAATTGAAGCAATCAGCGTTTCCCTGAATGGAGAATTTGGGGATGACTATGAAATTCACATGGAAGAAATCAAGCAAGGTTTGAAAGAGCCTTGCTTTTTTATTGCTTGCCTGAATCCTACCAACAACCTGTTTATGGGTAAACGGTATGAAAGAACCAATCAGTTCTGCATCCAATACTTCCCAAAGTCTGATGAAGTGCAGCGGGAATGTAACGGTGTGGCTGAAAGAATGTATGACTGTTTGGAGTACATCACAACAGACGGTGATATAAAACCAATCCGGGGTTCAGGAATGAATCATCAGGTGGTTGACGGTGTTCTGAATTTTTTTGTCAATTATGACTTCTTTACGGTCAAGACAGAGGACAACACCCCTATGGAAACCATGACGGCAAGCACAGGCGTAAAGGAAGGTGGTTGAAGATGGCTGCAAGAAAGACAGCAACAACGGGAACTGCTGCAAGGTCTGAACAGACTGAACCAATGTTCAGCAAGGAACAGATTCTTGCATCTGCCCGTTTTGCAAACAGAAGGGACTTGGTGGATGCCCTTCTTGATACAGATAAAAGTTACACCTTAAAAACTGTTGACAATTTGATTGAAAAATACATGAAAGGACAGGTGAAATAGTATGGCTTTAGGTGGTGGTACATTTACCGCACAGAACAAAGAACTGCCCGGTGCTTATATCAACTTTGTATCGGCTGCATCCGCATCCGCTGCATTGTCTGATAGAGGTATTGCAACAATGCCCCTTGAACTTGACTGGGGTATTGAAGGGGAAGTTTTTGAAGTGACCAATGAAGATTTTCAGAAGAACAGCCTGAAACTTTTTGGTTATGCCTTTGACAGTCCTAAGATGCTTGGTCTTAATGATCTGTTCATGGGTGCAAAGACCTTATATGCATACCGTCTGAATGGCGGTGGTGATAAGGCAGCGAACACATACGCAACTGCAAAGTATTGTGGTGTTCGTGGTAACGATTTGAAGATCGTGATTCAGAAAAATGCAGATGATGCAAGCAAGTATGATGTTACAACCTACTTTGGTACGGTTAAGGTTGACACACAGACAGTTGCCAAGGCTGCTGATCTTGTGGCAAACGATTATGTAACATTCAAGGCTGCTGATCTTGCTGTTACTGCCGGAACACCTTTAACTGGTGGCACAAACGGCACGGTTGACGGCACGGCACATCAGGCTTACTTGGATAAAATCGAATCATATACCTACAACACTATGGGTGTTGTGGTTACTGATGATGTTACCAAGAAGTTATATGTGGCTTTCAACAAGCGTTTGCGTGATGAACTGGGTATCAAGTTCCAGTTGGTTGTTTACAACCTTGCTGCTGATTATATGGGCGTTATCAGTGTGAAGAACAAGGTAACAGATGCCGGATGGTCAGAAGCAGCACTTGTGTACTGGGTAACTGGTGCAGAAAGTGGTTGTGCAGTCAACAAGTCTTGTCAGAACAAGAAATATGACGGTAATTTCACCGTTGACACCAACTACACACAGAACGAGTTGAAAGCAGCAATCAAGGCGGGTGAGTTTACTTTTCATAAGGTGAACGGTGTTGTTCGTGTCCTTGAAGATATTAACTCAATGGTGACCACTTCGGACACTTGCGGGGATGTATTCAAGGACAATCAGACAATCCGTGTCATTGACCAGTTAGGTAATGATGATGCAGTCCTTTTCAACACTAAGTACCTTGGTGTTGTTCCAAACAATGCATCAGGTAGAACTTCCCTTTGGTCTGACCTCGTTAAGATCAGACAGCAGTTACAGGAACTTGGTGCTATTGAAGGGTTCACTGATTCTGATGTTACGGTTGCACAGGGCGATTCCAAGAAAGCGGTTGTGATTACATCCGCAATCACCGTTGTGAACGCTATGGGTAAACTTTATGAAACGGTTACGGTTGCGTAAGAAAGGGGTGAAATAAAATGCCGAATGTAACAATGAAAGCAAGGGACACCATTGCAGCAAAACTTGCTGAATGTTTTATCACAATCGGAAGCAGAAGATACAACTTCATGCAGATGATTGATATGGAAGCAAAGGTTGAGAAAACCAAGACAACTGTACCCCGCCTTGGTGCTATCATGGCGGGTCACAAGTCATGCGGTATGGAAGGTACTTTTTCCGGCACTGCACACTATAACCAGTCTGTTCTTCGTCAGGCATTACTTGACTATAAGAACACTGGTGAGGATGTGTATTTTGAAATGCAGATCACCAATGATGACCCAACCAGTGATGCGGGCAGACAGACGATCATTTTCTATGACTGCAACACTGACGGCGGGGTGTTAGCAAAATTTGATGCTGACGGGGAATACCTTGATGAAGAGATTGAAGGAACATTTGAGGACTTCTCAATGCCTGAATCTTTTGCAAACCTTACGGGTTTTCTTACTAACTAAGTAACAGAACCCCTTATATGGCTTTTATATAAAGCCATATAAGGGGTTTTTTCTATTCATTGATTAACAGGAAGGAGAACAACAAAATGTCAAAATTTAGTGCATTTATGAAAGAGAATAAAAAGGTCAAGGAGAATGAAAAGTTTGCACCTACTGCTTCACTTATTGGTGGGGACGGAACACCTATCAGATGGGAGTTCAGACACATTACATCAAAGGAAAATGAAGCGTTACGTGATGCAAACACCATTGAGGTACAGGTTACTGGTAAACCTAACCTGTTCAGACCTAAACTGAACACTTCAAAGTATCTTATGGATATGATTGTAAAGGCAACTGTTTTTCCTGACCTTTATGATAAAGAGTTACAGGACAGTTACGGCGTTATGACACCTAATGATTTGGTGTATGCAATGGTGGATGATGCCGGAGAAATGCAGGACTTCCAGTTATGGATGCAGAAGTTTCAGGGATTCACCAAGACCCTTGATGAAAAGGTAGAAGAAGCAAAAAACTAATAGAAGAAGGGGATGGTGAAGCAAATTATGCTTACTATGCCCTTCTTAAATTGCACATTCTTCCTTCTGTATTCTTGGAAATGGACGAACAGGAAAAAGCCTTTGTAATTGCTTCAATCAAACTGAAAGCAGAGCATGACAAGAAGGAAAAGAAAAAGGCAGAAGCAAGGGCAAAGAAAAAACACTAAGAAAGGACGGTGAAACAGGTGTCATCTATTCAGACAGGTATTGAACTTAATGACCAATTCAGCGGGGTACTGAATAACATTATCAGTTCCGTGAACCTTGCGGTATCTGCAATGGCTGATATGCAGCAGAGTATGAACGCAGACATTGACACAAGCAGTCTGCAAGGTGCAAGGGATGAAATCAATCAGGCAACCGCAGCATTGAATGAACTGAATGATGCAATGCAGCAAGACAGAAATATTCAGCCTACTGCACCACAGGTTGAACAAACCGCACCTGATATTGCACCGCCTGTTGTGGATGGGGGGAATCAAGAACCCATTCCAGTACAGATTGACCCTGTACTGCCTGACCCCCTGATTGAAAACCCTGACCCCGTACCTTTGGAAGTGCAACCAAACGCACCGCCTGACATTGACCCGGTTGAAGTCCCGGTGACATGGCAGACTGACAACTTGGATGTATTCACGGGTACAGGCGTTGAACGATTTCAGCAAGAAGTTCAGAGTGCAAACGATATGTTGAACACACTGAACACCACACAGGCACATATTGCACAGACTGCACAGGGGATGGATATATTGCCGGATGAAGCGGTTCAGGATATGACCACCATGCAACAGCGGTTGTCTGCTATTCAGCAAAGGATTCAGCAGATTGAAAACAACCCGGTTAATATGGGAACAGATCAGGCAAATGCCGAACTGGAACAGTTGCGTGGTCAGTTGAACAATGCGATTCAGGCACAAAATGAACTGAATGATGCAATGCAGAACATGGATGTTTCCGCTGCAAATACTGCATATTTGCAGTTATCACAGACGGTTGGAAACACTGAAAGGTATATCCGTGACAATGTGGATGAACAGGGGCGTTTCAATCAGGAAATTGCAAGCGGTACACAACAGGCAAATGAACTGACCAACACAATCAAAAGGGCAGTTGCAGCCTATGTCAGTATTCAGTCAGTCGGTAAGGCGTTGGATATTTCTGATGAACTTACACAGACAACTTCCCGTTTGGATATGATGAATGACGGGGTTCAGACAACCGCTGAACTTGTCAACATGTTATATGCAGCAGCACAAGATGCAAGGGGTTCATTCAGTCAGATGGCTGATGTTGTTGCCCGTTTTGGTAACAATGCAAAGGATGCGTTCAGCAGTTCAGAAGAAGTTGTTGCTTTTGCTGATCTGATTCAAAAACAGATGACGATTGCCGGGGCAAGCACCCAAGAAGCAGCAAATGCAGAATTGCAGTTATCACAGGCACTTGGTTCAGGTGTCCTTCGTGGTGATGAATTGAACAGTATCTTTGAACAAGCACCTAACCTGATTCAGAACATTGCGGACTATCTTGATGTTCCAATCGGTAAGATCAGGGAAATGGCAGCGGATGGGGAACTTTCCGCTGATGTAGTCAAGGCAGCAATCTTTTCTGCTGCTGATGACATTAACAGCAAATTCAATGAAATGCCTATGACTTGGGGGCAGATGTGGCAGTCCATGCAGAATACCGCACTGATTGCTTTTCAACCTGTTCTTCAAAGGCTGAACGATTTAGCAAATAGTGAAGCATTTCAGACGTTCGTGCAAAATGCCGTTGAAGCAATGGCAACCCTTGCAAATATTGTATTAAACATCTTTGAACTTGTTGGAACAGTAGGCGGTTTCATTGCTGATAATTGGTCAGTGATTAGTCCTATCATTTATGGTGTCATTGGTGCGTTAGCGGTATATGCAGCATACCTTGGCATTGTGAAGGGAATAGAAATTGCATCCGCTGCTGCAACAGCAATTCATTCAGTTGCAATGTCTGCAAAAATCGGTGTTATGGCTGCACTTACTGGTCAGACAATGGCTGCAACTGCTGCACAGATGGGTTATAACGGTGCATTGTATGCGTGTCCTGTTGTTTGGATTATTATGTTGCTGATCGCACTTATTGCAATAATTTTTGCCGTATGTAATGCGATTGCAAAAATGACAGGTATTGCAAATTCAGGGTTCGGTGTGATTACTGGTGGTGTGAACGTGGTGATTCAGTTCTTTAAGAACTTGGGTCTGACCGTGGCAAACATTGCCTTGGGTATCGGAAACGCCATTGCAGCACTTGCATCCAATATGATGACGGCATTTCACAATGCTATCTGCAACGTACAGTCATGGTTTTACAATCTGTTATCAACCGCCTGTTCAGTAATTGAAAATATAGCAGCAGCCTTGAACAAGTTGCCGTTTGTAAGTTTTGATTATTCAGGCATCAGTTCAGCAGCAGATGACTATGCAGCCAAGGCAAGTGAAGCAGCCGGAAACAAAGAGGACTACACCAGTATTTCAGATGCGTTCAATGAAGGTTTCACAACCTTTGATGCGTTTCAGGACGGTTGGGCATCAGATGCTTTCAATGCGGGTGCAGCTTGGGGTGACGGTGTTGCTGACAAGGTTTCAAATTTCAGTTTATCGGATGTATTCGGTCAGACTGATATTCCTAATGTTGGTGACTACACATCAGGTTTCAATGATGCAATAGCAAATTCCGGCATTGGTGACGGTGTTGGAAGTATTGACGATAACACAGGTAAAATCAAGGATTCTTTGGATGTTACAGAAGAAGATTTGAAATACTTGCGTGACATTGCAGAACAAGAAGCCATTAACAGATTCACAACCGCAGAAATCAATGTTGATATGTCAGGTATGCAGAACACTGTGAACAGCGGTGATGACATTGACGGTTTTATGACTAAACTGACAGACAGCGTGAATGAAGCGGTAGACAATATGACGGAAGGGGTGCATGAATAAATGGCAAAAAGCGGATATGATATGTATTTTGACAAATGCCTGTTTCCTGTCACCCCTGAAAAGATAAGCATAAAAATCAATGGTAATAACAAAACGGTCACCCTGATAAATGAAGGTGAAATCAACATCCTGAAAAAACCGGGGTTGACCGACATTGAGTTTGAAGCAGAAATCCCGCAAGTGAAACATCCTTATGCAGTATATAAGAATGGTTTCAAAGATGCGGGTTATTTTATGGATATTTTTGAAGGGTTGAAAACGGGCAAGAAACCATTCCAGTTCATTGTGTGCAGACAGACACCCGTGGGGAAGAAACTGCTGAACACCAACATGAAGGTTTCCTTGGAAGATTATAAAATCACAGAGGAAGCCAAGAACGGGTTTGATTTCAAGGTCAAGTTCAATCTGAAACAATACCGGGACTATGGGACAAAAACAGTCAATATCAAGATTGCTGCATCTAAGCCAAAGGCAAGTGTAGAACCCAAGCGGGAAACGAACAATTCACCCGCCCCGGCAGCAGCACAGACCTATACGGTTGTGCGTGGTGATTGCTTGTGGAATATCGCAAAGAGATTTTACGGCAGCGGTGCAAAATACACCGTGATTTACAATGCAAACAAGGGTGTCATTGGTGGCAACCCTAACTTGATTTATCCGGGACAGGTTTTGACCATTCCGGCAGCATAAGAAAGGGGGTATTGTTCAATGTGTGTTGAACTTTTGACTGGTAATGAATCAGGAACAAAGGTATATCAACCAGCCGTTCAGGAAGGTATTGAATGGTCAACAGAAAGAAAAAACACCCCCGGAAAACTGGTTTTCAAAGTCCTGAAGGATGACATTCTTGATTTTTCAGAAGGTAGTCCAGTCAGGATGAAGGTGGACGGTGACAATGTATTCTTTGGTTTTGTGTTCAAGCAGCAGAGAACTAAGGACAAAATCATTACTGTCACCGCCTACGATCAGTTGAGGTACTTAAAAAATAAAGATACCAAGGTCTATGAAGGAAAAACGGCAAACCAATTTGTGAAAATGATTGCAGATGATTATGCCCTGAACCTTGGCACACTGGATGATACCGGGTATGTCATTGAATCAAGGGTTGAAGAAAATACTTCACTGTTTGAAATGATTGCAAATGCCCTTGACCTTACACTGACCAATACCGGGGAAATGTATGTTTTGTATGATGACTTTGGAAAACTGACCCTGAAAAGCCTGTCATCTATGTATGTGGGTGTTCCGGGGGCGTACCTGATGATTGATGAAGAAACCGGGCAGAACTTTGACTATACTTCATCTATTGATGAAAACACATACAACAAAATCAAACTGACCTATGACAATAAGGACACAGGAAAGCGTGATGTTTACATCACACAGGATTCTTCCAACATTAACAAATGGGGTATCTTGCAATACTTTGACACCTTGCAGAAAGGTGAAAATGGTCAGGCAAAGGCAGATGCCCTTTTGAAACTGTATAACAAAAAGACCCGTAACTTGAAAATCACCAATGCTTTAGGTGACAACAGAGTGCGGGCGGGTTCAATGGTAGTCATCAACCTTGACCTTGGTGATATAAAACTGAAAAACTGGATGCTTGTTGAAAAGTGCAAGCATACCTACAAGGAAGGTGAGCATTGGATGGATTTGACACTTAGAGGGGGTGAGTTTGTTGCCTGATGCAAATGAACTTGTTGAAACCCTGAAAAGGGCAGCCGTGGAAGCGGTTGAAGCGGGGAAACCCGTGAATGTGTATTTTGGTGAAGTGGTGAGTGCTTCACCGCTGAAAATCAATGTTGAACAGAAGATGATACTGGGTGAAAAACAGTTGATTCTTACAAGGAATGTGACAGAGTTCAGCACAATGGTAACAGTTGACTGGACTTCTGAAAGCAGTCTTTCCACCCACAACCACACTGTAAAAGGTGACAATGGAAGCGGTGGCAACATTGACTTGAACACAGGGTCAAAGAACCTTGCACATACTCACAAAATTACAGGAAAGAAGAAAATCATCATTCACAATGGCTTGGGTGTTGGTGATGAAGTCATCCTGATAAGACAACAAGAAGGTCAACGCTTCATTGTTGTGGATAGGATAGGCAAATGATTCCTTCAACCGTTGGTTTTCTTGACCAAGATTTTGAAATTGAAACACAGCCAAGCCTAACTTATAAGATGGATTTAGACGGTGATTCAGTCCGTGGACTTGTGGACGAACAGGAAGCAATGAAACAGATGATATTCAGAACACTGCAAACAGAACGGTATCAGTACATCATATACCCTTGGTATTACGGCATTGAAACCCTTGACCTGTATGGTGAACCTGTTACTTGGGTGTGTCCTGAATTAGAACGCAGAATCAGTGAAGCGTTAGCCGTTGATGAAAGAATCACGGGTGTGACCGACTTTGAATTTGACCTGACGGTCAAGGGAGTGGTTCACGCCTATTTTACTGTAAAGACAATTTACGGTGACATAAAAGCAGACAAGGGGGTGAATATTTAGAATGTATGAAGATCAGACTTATGAAATCATCCTTGAACGGATGCTGAACCGGGTATCTGATAAACTGGATAAAAGACCTTCTTCACCAGTCTATGATCTGCATAGTGCAACCGCCATTGAATTTCAGATTTTATATATTGAGTTGGAATATCTGATAAAAAATTCATACGGTGACACTGCTGCAAGGGAATTTCTGATTTTACTTGCAAAGGACAGGGGACTTTCACCTGAACCCGCAACCAAGGCAGTCTTACAGGGTGAGTTCACACCAACAAACATTGATGTTACTGGAAAGCGTTTCAACATTGGTGAAATCAACTATGTTGTAATGGAACAGATCACACCGGGAACATACAAAGTCCAGTGTGAAACAGAAGGTGTTGTTGGCAATCAGTACCTTGGGGATATGATACCAATGGAATATATTGACGGATTGCAGACGGCAAGCCTGACAAGCGTACTTATTCCCGGTGAGGATGAAGAAGATACAGAAGTTTTCAGACAGCGTTACTTTGACAGCTTCAATGAACAGTCCTTTGGTGGCAACCGTGCTGATTATATGGCAAAGGTCAAAAGTATTGAAGGTGTTGGGTCATGTAAGGTCAAACGTGTTTGGAATGGTGACATAAAACCCGCTGAAATGATACCAAGTGCAGCGGTTCAGTCTTGGTTCAAGACATTTATTCAGACAGCCGGATTGAATCAGGAAGTAAAAGACTGGTTATCAGTTGTTTACAATGCTGCATTACTGAAAAAACTGACGGTTGGCGGTACAGTTCACATTGTCATTACTGATTCAGATGATTATGGTGAAGCAAGTTCAACACTTGTTCAGAGCGTTCAGCAGACACTTGACCCGGAAGAAAATGCCGGGGAAGGTTATGGACTTGCACCAATCGGTCATGTGGTGAGTGTGGCAAGTGCATCACCTGTCACTATTGAGATCAAGACCACAGTAACCTTTGAAGAAGGTCATAACTGGTCAAACACCAAAGCAGCCATTGAAGAAGCGGTCAACGCTTACTTTTTGGAATTAAGGAAAAACTGGTCAGAAAGCACACAAACCATTGTCAGGGTATCACAGATTGAAAACCGCATCTTGGGTGTTGACGGTGTAATTGATGTATCCGGCACAAAACTGAACGGAACAGCAAGCAATATGACCTTGACAGAATTTGCAATACCAAAGTTAGGGGGTGTTTCTGCATGATAAGAGAAGTTGACCTTGTTTCATACTTACCGCCATTCATGCAGACTTACAAAGAACCTGTTGCAGCACTGGAAGCGGAAAACCCTGAATTTAGTATTGTTTGGACTGCAACTGACAGGTGCTTGCGTAACCGCTTCATTTCAACTGCTGATGAATATGGAATCAGCAGATTTGAAAAGATGCTGAAAATATATCCAACTGCTGATGATACCCTTGAATCAAGGCGTTCAAGGGTTCAAAGCAAGTGGTTCAACACAATCCCGTACACTTGGAAGGTCTTACTTCAAAAATTGCTTGTCTTATGTGGCAACACAGACTTTGAAGTCAAAGGTGATTTCAAGACTGGGTACACACTGTATATTGACACTGACCTTGAATTGTACGGTCAGGTGGAAGAACTTGAAAATATCATACACACAATGATTCCTGAAAATCTTGTGGTTGAATCAAAGAACAGTATTCCTTGTAGTATCAAGGGTGCTGTTCTTTTTGGTGGTGGCATCTGCTTCATCAATGAATTTATCATCACAAACGATTTCCGGGAAGTGTTTGATGTGAACGGTTCATCAGTCTTTGGTGGTGGAATCGTTCAGACTGAAATGTTGAACATCACAAATGACAGTCAGGAAACAGTGAGTATTCAGGGTACAGTGAACTTTGGTGGTAAGGCAACAGATACCGCAATGGTAACCATTTCAACAGATTTTAATGAAACAATCCGGGCAGATATGGATGCAAAGGCAGCATCCGGCGTTGTTCAGGTAGACTTCATTGAGATAAAAACAACATAGAAAGGAATGATAAGATGGCAGAGTATTCAAAACTTTACATCACAAACAATGGTCAGGCACTTATGGCAAAGATGATTGCCGGGTCAGGAAACATTGATTTTACAAAAGTATGTTCTTCCAGTACCCAGTACACAGAAAGTCAGTTACAGGCATTGACCGCACTTAGCAACATCAAGCAGACAACCCTTGTTTCCAAGGTTACCCGCACAAATGAGGTTGCAATCAAAATTGATGCAGCATATTCCAACGTAGACCTGAAAGAAGGTTACTATATGCGTACACTTGGCTTATATGCCGTTGACCCTGACAAGGGTGAAATCCTGTATGCAGTCTGCATTGAAAAGTCAAATAACTGTTATATGCCACCATATAACGGTGTTACGGTATCGGCTGCATACTTACAGTTATATACCACAGTAGGAAACGCTGACAACGTATCACTTGCGGTCAGTCCGGGTGCGTATGCAACGATTGGTGACATTCAGGCACTTGAAAAAGAAATTGCTGATCTGAAAGCCTTTGTTGGATATTCAGACGGTGACATTTATGGTGTTGAAGTGGATTTTGAAAATAAAAAGTTCACAAGACTTGCCGGGGCAGTAAACCGTTCAGCGGGTTCAGGATTTGACGGAATCAATGCCTTTGGTGGCAGAAAGCGTTGCAACCTTACCAATGACGGGCGTGTTGCTGCATATTATGGTGAAGCCGGATTTTCCACTACTGGAAAACTGACACAGGCGGTTGACCGTAACCCGGTAGGTACTGAATCACCTGATGAAAACCTGAAATTCAGTGCCGGGACAATCGTTCAGGTAATGGTTGAACAGCCAAAGTTTTATTACAAGGTTGTACCGCTTAAAACTGAAAAGAGAACCAAGGGGGCAATCACAAGAAAAATCAGATATTATGTATCAGATACACCAAAGGCGGGATTCAAACTTCATCCGGCGTTCATTGTAAATGGTCAGGAAAATGATGTTGCATATCTTGCAGCCTTTGAAGGTTCACTTTGGGATGCATCTGCATCAGCGTACATTCTTGATGATTCACAGGTTGCTGACTTTGCTGCTGATATGTTATGCAGTATTGCCAATGCAAAACCGCTTTCAGGACTTACACAGAACGCAACCCGTGCCAATATCAGAAAACTTGCTGAAAAACGTGGTACTGGTTGGGAACAGGGTGTTGTTCAGACGGCATCCGCTTCACAGATGCTCATGCTGATTGAATATGCAACCTTCAATATGCAGTCTGTCATTGGTAACGGTGCAGTTTCAAAGACTGATGACGGTAAAACATCCATGACAGAAAATACAGGTGCAACGATCACCCTTGGTAACGCATCAGGTTCAGTTGTCAATGCCAATGGTATTCAGATTGTTTCATACCGTGGTGAAGAAAACTTTTGGGGTAACATTTGGTGGTGGATTGATGGAATCAATCACTATGCAAATGCAACCACAGGTGAATGTGATACCTATGTTGCAGATCATGGCTTTACTGATGACAGTAAGGCAGCACCTTATGAAGATACAGGAATGTGTGCAAAGTACGGAAACGGTTATATTTCCGCTTTCTGTTATTCAGAAGATTTTGATTGGTTATTCTTACCGGGTGAGTTCAACGGAAACACTGCACTTCCTGTTGGTGATTATTGTTGGAATCAGAACGGTACTGGTTGGCGTGTCGCTAAATTGGGTGCTCGTTGGGGTAGTGGCTTGACTGCCGGGGCTTTCTGTTGGAATCTGGATAGTGCTTCTTCTAGTCGGGATCGGAATGTCGGCGGTCGGTTGGTGTATCGAAAAAAGGTAGCAGCATAACAGATAACCAGTAATTCACATAATTTTAGGTAATCAGGATGCTAAAGATGACGATTTTCAAGCAGAAAGACAATAAAAAGACAAAAAACCAATGTCACTAAATTAGGTGCTAATTGGAATAATGGCTTGAATACCAGTGCTTTCTATTGGAATCTGAATAATGCTTCTTCTAATCGTAATCGGAATATCAGCAGTCAGTTAGTAAATGCACAAATATCACTTGCAATACCCCGTCAGAAATGGCGGGGTATTCTTATAAATCAATGTACTGAAAACTGATTACCGTGCCACTTGGCAAAACATCAAAATACATGGGCTGTATTAGTAGACCGTCACCTGACGGGTTGAAAGTTCGGTTCAGTGCATACAGAAGGGAACAGACAGCGTGAAAAGGTATGGCAATCTTTATGAAAAAATCTGTTCAATGGATAACCTGTATCTTGCGTTTCAACACGCAAAGAAAGGCAAAGGATGGTACAAGGAAGTTCAGCAGATTGAGAAAAGACAATACTACTATTTGGCGGGTCTGCAATGGATGCTTCAAAACCATTTATACAAAACTTCGGAATATGCCACTTTTACGAAAAAGGACGGCAAGAAGGAACGGGAAATATACAAACTTCCATTCTTCCCTGACAGAATTGCACAATGGGCGGTTTTACAGGTGATTGAACCGCAGTTATTAGCGTATTTCACTGATGATACATACAGTGCAATACCAAACAAGGGTATTCATGCAGCATACAAGAAGTTACGGTTGGCGGTTGACACCGTGCCGGAAGAAATGATCTATTGCTTGAAAATAGACTGTAAGAAATTTTACCCTTCCATTGACCACGAAACACTAAAACAGAAGTTCAGACGGAAGTACAAAGACCCTGAACTGCTTGAACTGATTGATGAAGTAATTGATTCAATCAGCACTTGTCCGGCAACGGATGAAAACATTGAATTTTATCGGTCTTGTGGTAATGAAATCAAGATAGTGAAGGTAAACGGCAAGGACTTCATTGAAGGTGTCGGTATTCCAATAGGGAATTACTTTTCACAGTATGACGGCAATTTCTTCCTATCAGGTTTTGACCACTGGATAAAAGAAGTTAAGCGGGTAAAGCACTATTACCGTTATATGGATGATATTTGTATTTTTGCAAGAACCAAAGAAGAACTGCATCAGTTACTTGCAGAAATCAATGAATATTTCATACAGAATTTGAAATTAAGAATAAAAGGCAACTATCAGATATTCCCTTCGTTCATCCGTGGTATTGATTTTGTAGGGTACAGGATTTTCTTGAAAGATACCCTTCTTAGAAAATCCACCTGTCAGGAATTTGAACGGAAAATGACCGCAATCAGGAAGAAGATTGAAAGCGGTCAGGAAATGAACTATTCAGAATGGTGTGCAATCAATTCCTATAAGGGTTGGTTGAAATATTGTGATAGCAGCCGATTGTCTGAAAAATATATTGAACCAATTCAGCCTTATGCTGATAGGTACTATAAAGATCATATCAAGAAAGGTGGTAAAAAGCATGAAAGAGTACGGAAAAGTACGCAGTACAAAACAGCCTGAACAGAAGGTCATTGATGACTATTCAGTTTGGATTGCAGAGAACATCACCCCGGTCACAGAAGCCGGGACAGATGAACAGCCGGGGTTCACTGGTTATGAATATGACCTGACCCAGTACACCAAGGATGAATACATCAAAATGATTGATGACAGGAACGCATCCTTGGAAGATCAGATGACACAGGCACAGGAAGCCATGTGTGAAATCTATGAAATGATGGCATAAGGAAGGGGTGAGAATATGGCAAACATTTATGCAGCACTTATCATCAAGGGTAAGAAGTCAATCAATGATGTTCCTGACAAGATCAGGGATGAAGTCAAACAGGTGCTTATTGATGAAGGACACCCGGAACTGGCAGAAGGTGGTAACTGATGTTGTTTCAGTTCATCATAAAAATTTTATTCAGAAAGGATGTGGAATCTATGGCAGTGATCTATGCAACCCTTATCATTAAGGGCAAGAAAACCTTTGCTGATGTACCTGAGAAAATCAAGGACAAAGTGAAGGAAGTTCTGATTGACCTTGATTGCCCTGAATTAGCAGAGTAATCAACAGACAAGGAAATTATCACAGGAACAAAAACAACCGCTATATGACCCTTATATGAGGTCACAAGCGGTTGTTTTTATGTTCAGAAAGGACAGAGAAAATGAAACAGACTATTTGCAGTGTATTAGGTGTGATTGGTTCAGCAATCGCATCTTTTTTTGGTGGTTGGGATGCGGGACTTGCAACCCTTCTGATCTTCATGGGTCTTGATTATATTTCAGGACTGATTGTTGCGGGGGTGTTCAAGAACAGTCCCAAGACAGACACAGGTTCACTTGAAAGCAAGGCGGGGTGGAAAGGTCTTTGCAGAAAGGGTATGACCCTGATTTTTGTACTGGTTGCGTACCGCCTTGATCTTGTCATTGGCACAAATTACATCAGGGATGCAGTGATTATTGCGTTCATTGCCAATGAAACAATTTCCCTTGTGGAAAATGCGGGTCTTATGGGGTTACCACTCCCACCAGTTATCACCAAGGCTATTGATATTTTACAGAAAAAGACAGAAAGTGAGGGTAAATAATTATGGATAAACAGACATTTATTTCACAGGTTGCAGCTTATGTTATCAAGTATGCTGCACAGTATGGTATCAAGGTACACAGTCCAATCATTGCACAGGCAATTCTTGAAAGTGGTTGGGGACAGTCAGGTCTTGCAGCCAAGTATCATAATTACTTCGGTTTGAAGTGTGGAAGTGCTTGGACTGGTAAGTCTGTCAACATGGCAACATCAGAGGAATACACACCGGGGGTTCACACGAACATTCGTGACAACTTCCGTGTGTTCGATTCTATGGAAGATGGTGTCAAGGGTTACTTTGATTTCATCAACTATTCAAGATATGCGAACCTTAAAGGTGTTACTGACCCACAGACTTATGTGGAGAACATCAAGGCAGACGGTTATGCAACATCAAGCACCTATGTCACAAACCTGATGCGTGTTATCAGGGACAACAACCTGACACAGTATGACGGTGCTGCACCACAGACACCTTCAAAATCAGTGGATGAAGTTGCACAGGACGTTATCAACGGCAAGTATGGCAACGGTGCAGACCGTAAGGCGACAGTTGAAGCAGCCGGGTACGACTATGATGAAGTTCAGGCAAAGGTCAATGAAATCTTGGGTGTAAGCACTACACCAAAGAAATCTGTTGATGAAATTGCACAGGAAGTCATCAATGGTGCTTGGGGTAACGGTCAGGACAGAAAGAACCGCATTGAACAGGCGGGTTATTCTTATGATGAAGTTCAGAACAAGGTCAATGAACTTTGTGGAGCAACGCCTAAGAAATCCATTGATGAAATTGCAAGGGCGGTCATCCGTGGTGAGTATGGCAACGGTCAGGAAAGAAAAGACAAGATCACCGCAGAAGGTTATGATTATGCAGCAGTACAGGCAAGGGTCAATGACCTGATGTAATCTGTTACTAATTTGTTACTAAATAGCGGGATTTTGTGAGATTTGCGGAGATATTCAAAACTGAACTTTTCAGCAAATTCAAGCAAAAAGCGGGGTGTTATATCAGTAAAATTTATGATATAATAAAAAAAATGTCGAAGGGGGAGAAACATGAAGAAAAATGTTATCGCTTTCATGAATATGAAGGGCGGGGTTGGAAAAACAACTGTTTGTGTTAATTTAGCTGCACAAATTGCAGAAATGGGTAAAAGAGTTTTAGTTATCGACATAGATCCTCAAATGAATGCATCGCAATATATGCTATCTCCACAAAAGATAGAAGAAGCTGTAAAAAATCAAAAAACATTATACAGTTTTTATAAAGACGATGTTGACATAGATTTATTTTCTATGAATATAATTGGTGATAGTAAGATTTTGAATAAGAAAGGTCTGATAATTAATGGAATTAGGCCCAATTTGGATTTGATTTGTGGTGATTTAAATATGACTAAAGTAAAAGACGATGGAAGTAATTCGGATACTTTAGCAGCATATATAGATAGCGATTGTTTGAAAGAAAAATATGATTTTATATTTATAGACTGTCCTCCAACTCAGTCGGTGTATACAACATCTGCGTTTAAAGCTTCAGACTTTTATGTACTTGTCATAAAACCAGATTATTTATCTACTATAGGTCTTTCTTTGTTTTTAAAAATGGTTAACAACTATAATAAAAATAGAAAAACACAAGAAAAAATAAAATGCCTTGGAATTGTTGCAAATTTAACACAAAAAACTTCCGATAATTATCATGATAATAAAATAAAAGATATTGAAGAAAAATTTAAGTTTGTATGCAGCGTATTCGAAAATAAGATTGGCAACATTAGTGCTATTGCGAAAGCTAGTGAACACCAAAGGTTTATGAATGAAACACCTGGGGCAAAAAGGGCAATTAAGAAGTTAGCCAATGAATTTTTGAATTCTTATGAGACGGAGGTCAAAAAGTAATGTTTGTAGATAAAAATAGTAAGGATTTACTTGAGATTTTCTTTAAGACACAAAGAAAATTTTCGCAAGGAGTTGATGTATCGGATGAAATTGAGATAAAAAGAATAATTGCTGTAGGGATAATGAGTAATATAATTTTATCAAAAAAGATATTTAAAAAAAATGTTGAAATAGGAGACTTTTTGATGCCCTTTATGGATATTTCTTTTTCTAAATGGATGTTATCCTCAAGGACATTGATTTGTGGAAAAACTATTAAATACATAAAGACAATAGATTCTGAAGATGATATAAATAATGTATTAAATTCGCTTTACAGCTTATTAAAAAAAATAAATCAGGATGAAGATATACATCAAAAGGATATATATGAGGTTATAAGGGACATGGAGATATAACATGGATTTGGTAACAGATTATAAAAAAATATATGTTGAAAGCACGGAAAAGCTTCTTGAGTATTTAAGAACTGTTTATACTGATTTTCAGGAAGATAGAAGAGATTTCTATTTAGAAATTGATAAGTATTATAGAGCATTGTTGATTTGGAAGGATACTTTTTCATTGCGGTCATATAATATAGAACGCGATAAATTATTAGATAATATCTTGCATGATTATTGCTCTATGGTACATAATATTGCGATAGTAGATATAAAAGTTCTTTATTTCTTATTGAGAAATATAATTGAGTCTTTTGTTCGTTATATTTCAAATGATTTAACAACAAAAGATTTGGAAGCAGCATTTTCAAGTGTTACAGCAAATATTGTGGGTGATGATAAACTTCAAAGTTTCGTTAGGGTCTATATGTCACAATTGAAGCAAGTGTATGATGAAGCATGTTTATATATACATGCAGATACAACTAGAATGAACAAGGATATGTATACGTTATTGTCGTTTAATTCGGAACAGGATATTGTTAAGCTTGAAATAATAAGAAAAGATTTTGTTATGATTAATATAGCAATGCTTAGTATCTTGAAAGTAAAAAATGTTGCAGTGTTGGAAAAAATGAAAGAGAATGCTCGAGGGTATTTGAATTTTGTTATTCCTTTGGAAGAAAGGATAAGGGAACAAAAAATTTTATATGAATACTAAACATTAGGAGTCACCCAGCGTGGCTCCTTTTCTTATACTCAAAACCGGCGAAAGCGAGGTGAGCCCAAATGACAGAAAAACAGAAGATTTTTGCAGATGAATATCTCATTGACCTGAATGCCACGCGGGCTTACAAGGTCGCTTATCCAAGAGTGAAGAATGATGATATAGCAGCGGCTAATGCAAGTCGATTGCTAAGAAATGCTAAGGTTGCGGCTTATATCTCAGAACGCATGCAGGAGCGCCAGAAACGGACGGAGGTCACACAGGACCGCGTGATTGAAGAACTGGCTGCGATCGCCTTTGCCAAGGCTACAGACTTTGTACAGATCTCTCATGGAAACGTGATCCTGACGGATACCAGTAAACTGTCGGAGAATCAGATCAAGGCTATTGCCGGGATCAAAGAAGGAAAGAACGGTATAGAGCTTAAGTTAAATGATAAAGAAAAGGCTCTGGAGCTTCTGGGACGGCATCTTGGCATGTTTAAGGATAAGCTGGAAGTTACAGGATTGGAAGCAGAGCAGACTAAGCTGGATGACCTGATCCGGCAGATGCGTGGTGGTGGATAGTGAGTGCAGAACGTTTGTTGTTATCAGATAAATACAAAGCATTTCTCAGATGTGATGCACCGGTAGAGTTCCTGGAAGGGACAACAGCGGCCGGAAAAACCACAGTAGGGCTGTTTAAGTTCATGCTGAAAGTGGCAGAGTCTCCCAAGAAGCTGCACATCATAGCTGCCAAGGATACTGGTACCGCTGAGAAGAACATCATCAACAAAGATCTTGGCATCATGGATGATTTTGGTGTCCTCGTTGAGTACAACGGTAACGGAACCAAAGACGATAAGATCCCCCATATCCTGTTCCATACTTCTGATGGTGATAAAGTCATATACGTGATGGGTTACGGTGACAAGAAAAAATGGCAGAAAGCACTGGGCGGTCAGTATGGCTGCTTGTATATCGATGAGATCAACACAGCAGACATCGACTTTGTGCGCGAAGCTGCCATGCGCTGTGATTATCTCATGGCCACGCTTAACCCGGATGATCCGTCCCTGGATGTGTATAAGGAGTATATCAATTGTTCCCGCCCTTTGTCAGAATGGGAATCAGAGACACCGCATGAAATAAAAGACGAACTGAAAGAAGAACCAAAGCCCGGCTGGGTGCATTGGTTCTTTTCTTTTAGCCATAATCTGGGTCTGCCAAATGAAAAGCTGGACAAGATCCTGGCTAACACACCGAAAGGCACGAAAATCTGGAAAAATAAAATTCTGGGGCTTCGCGGTAAAGCCACCGGATTGGTATTTCCAAACTTCGACCGAAAAAAGCATGTTGTTACCGCCACCTGGGTAAGAGCAGAGGTAAAGGCGGGCCGGATCCGTTGGAAGAAGTTTTCCTGCGGACTGGATACAGCTTATTCCAGCAAGTCACCAGATACGATCTCAATGATCTTTCAGGGAATTACAGAAGACAGACGGCTGATCACGCTGGCAGAAAAGGTTTATAACAATGCAGAACTGGAAAATCCTATTGCTCCCAGTGACACAGCTGTGAAATTTGTAGAGTTTCTGGAGCGCTGCCGTAAGGAGTGGGGATTTGCGAAAGACGTTTACATAGATAATGCGGATCAGGCAACCATGACGGAGCTTAAAAAATACAGGCGTCTGAATGGCTGCATTTATAACTTCTGGGATGCTTACAAGAAACTGGAGATCCTGGACCGTATCAAACTGCAGCTTGGCTGGATCCAGCAGGATTGTTACCTGGTGGTTGATGAGTGCCCAGAACATTTGGCTGAGCTTGAAAAATATAGTTGGGAAGAAGACAAGGATAAGCCAGAAGACAGAAATGACCATACGATCAATGCGGGACAGTACAGCTGGATACCGTATCGCAACATGATCGGGTTTGAGGAGGATAAGAAATGAGGTGGTTGGAACAAATGAACGAGAATATCAAGCGGGGGATACGAAGCTGGTTGAACGTGATTCCAGCCAGTCCATATAACATACAGATCAACGAATTATTAGACTTTGAGACAAGTGCGATCCGTAACCGGATCTGGTACAGAGGTGACAGCAATGAGCTGGAGCAGCTGTACAGGGAAGTGCATGACTGTGCTGATCAATATAAATTCTGGGCCAGCAAGTGTACACCTGGTTTGGAAATGCGCAAGGTGCATACGGGCCTTCCAGGGCTGATCGTCCGCACACTGGCAGCTATTACCATGGCGGATATGAATGACTTTGATTTTGACAGTGACCAGCAGGAACAGCTGTGGGAAAGCATAGCACAGGCAAATGATTTCCGTAAGAAAATGGAAAAAGCCTTAAAAGAGATCCTTTGTATCGGAGATGGTGCATTTAAAGTGACTATTGATACGCAGGTAAGTGAATTCCCTATCCTGGAATGGTATCCGGGAGAACGGATCGAGATCATACGCAGACGTGACCGTATACAGGAAGTGATCTTTAAGACGCCGTACAAAAGCGGTGGAAAAACTTATGTATTAAATGAAAGATACGGATATGGTTATATAACCAATGAACTGTATCAGGGCAATACGCTTGTGAATAAAGCCCTTCTTAGGGAAACAGAAGCGCTTCAGGATGTTTCATTTGATAAGCAGATGATCCTTGCAGTACCGATCAACGTATACGAGTCAGCGAAGTATGAAGGCAGAGGTGGATCAGTCTTTGATGGTAAACTGGACAGCTTCGACGCGCTGGATGAGGTATGGTCCCAGTGGATGGATGCTTTAAGGGCAGGAAGGGCTAAGACATACATCCCTGAATGCCTGGTTCCTAAAAACCCAGAGACCGGCGCACCACTCAAGGCTAATTCCTTTGACTGCCGCTTTTTTGCTGGTGACAATGACATGTCAGAAAAGGCTGAAAATAAGATACAGACAGATCAGCCAACAATCCCTCATGACAGTTATCTGGCCTCTTATGTGACCGCATTGGATCTCTGCCTGCAGGGAATCATCAGCCCAAGTACACTGGGAATTGATGTTAAGAAGCTGGATAATGCAGAAGCACAGCGAGAGAAGGAAAAGACAACTCTTTACACCAGGAATGCTATCGTGGAAGCCTTGCAGGAGAAGCTTCCGAAACTGGTCAGTGCTGCCATTAATGCCTACAATATTCTCTTAAAAAATCCAATTGAAGAGGTAAAGGTGGATATTCCGTTCGGTGAGTACGCAAATCCTTCTTTTGAAAGTCAGGTTGAGACAATGGCAAAAGCGCGGCCTGGCGTCGCACTGATGAGTGTGGAAGCCCAAGTGGAAGAACTGTATGGAGATTCCAAGGATGATCAGTGGAAACAGGAAGAAATAGCACGTCTGAAAGCAGAACAGGGTATTACAGAGGTAGAAGAACCGGGAGTCAATATGGCTGCCGGGCTTTTTAATGTCAATCTTGGGGGTGAAGGCAATGCAGGTGAAGGTAATGAACCGGGTTTACCGAATGAGCCAGAAGGAGTATCAGGGGCTGCTGGAAATAGCCAGTGAGCAGGTACCTTTTGGAATATATGCGATTGAGAAAAAAGGCTATGCAGAATTAAGGGTGGACCGTTGTAGCAGCATGACTCAGCTTAAAGATCTTACCCGTAACTTTAAGGCACAAGGCTATAAGGTATATGCGAACAGGAGATAGTAGTATGGATATTCCAGGATTTACGTTATTATTGCAGGACTTTTGCGCATACTGTCCGGATTTTGAACCGGAGTTAGAGAAAATCGAGTATAGCTGCGTTATGAGAGCACCCAACTGCCAGAATAATATCCGTTGCATAAACAGAAAGCGCTGTGCAAGGATTGCAGCTAATATTCAGAAACGGGTGAATACTGATGCCAAGGAAGAATGAATATGATCTTGCTGCAGCTTTTCAGAAGATAGAGGATGAGCTGATAGCTTCTATGATCCGGAATATGGACCGGCACAGGGCAGAGGAAACCAAAGAGGGTTATAACTGGTCCATGTGGCAGACAGAGCAGCTAAAAGCCCTGGAAAAGTACAAAGTCCGCAACCAGCAGAAATACAGTAAGCAGTTTAAAAGTATTAATGACCAGATTGACAGTCTGATCCGGATGTCACGGTCAAAAGGCGGTATGCAGCAGGAAAGGCGTATACTTCAGGCGATTAAGAAAGGCTTTAAGGGGGCTAAGAAAACTGGCTCGGGAGCTACGGCAGAGTTTTTTAAGCTGAATGACCGTAAACTGGAAGCGCTGATCAAAGCCACCAGAGACGATATGGAGAAAGTGGAAACAGCGGTGCTTCGCAAGGCTAACGATGATTACCGAAAAGCGATCTTCAATGCCCAGGTATATGCCAATACAGGTGCCGGGACCTATGAAAAGGCTGTGGACATGGCTACCAAAGATATGCTGTCCCGTGGTCTTAACTGCGTGGAGTATGCCAACGGTGCCAGACATACGCTTTCAGACTATGCAGATATGGCGATCCGGACAGCCAGTAAAAGAGCTTACCTGCAGGGAGAAGGCGAAAAACGTCAGGAGTGGGGAGTTACAACAGTTATCATGGCCAAGCGTGGAAACCCGTGTCCTAAGTGCCTTCCTTTTGTTGGTAAGGTCCTGATCGATGATGTGTGGAGCGGTGGTAGCAAGGACGGCGTGGATCCGGAGACTGGGAAGAAATATCCGCTGATGAGTTATGCAATCAGCAAAGGGCTTTATCATCCAAGATGCAAGGACAGCCATACTACATATTTCCCTGGTATTTCTACCGCAGATGATATCTGGACTAAAGAAGATCTGGAAGAGATTGGACTTCAGAACCAGCAGGAAGCCAGGCAACAGTATGCAGAGCGCCAGGTGGAAAAGTATGGGAGACTGGCAGAGTATTCGCTGGATAAGGAGAATCAAAAAGAATACCAGATAAAAGCGGAAGAGTGGAAAGACCAGGCGTACAGACCAGTTACCAGAGGTGAAGCATCAACAATATTTATTAAACAGCAGCAGAAAATAAACATTAAGCGAGTTGAAAGCTATTCAGAGATTTACATTTCCAATCAGACGAATATAAAACCTCGTGCGTTACATACATTGAATCAGAGAACGGAGCAGGCTTTAAAAGAGTGGGAAGTTTCGCTGGAGAGAAGGCCTAAAATTATTATAGTTTCGCCAGATGAAATGCCTACAGCGTATGGGAAGTATGACGCCATACAAAATGTAGTTTTCTATATCCCTCAGATTGCAGACAGTAAAGTGATTAAAGATCAAGGAAATGTTGAATTTCATGAGATGTGGCATATGAAGCAGGCTGAAAATTTTAGAAAACGATACGGTGAAATTACAAGAGAAAACTATGGTAAGTATATAGAGAATGCTTGTAAAGAAGCAAAGAAGACAATTGACAGAGCAGGTATCACGGAGTACAATGTAAGCGACATAAGTAGTTACGCAGATCAAATGTTCTGGATTGATAGGTATGATGAAGTTGAAGCTGAATATATGGTAAAACATCGAAGAGGGAAGAAACATGGTAATTCGCAAGTATCCGGAGGAGATTCAAAAGGCGATGGAAACTTATAAGCCGTATGCAAAATGTATTCATGATGGCGAGCTTGAAGGTGTTCCACAGGAAGCTGTAGAAGCGTTTAAAAAAGTGAAGAATTGGGCTTGGGAACAAGGTCAGTAAATACCACCAGTCAGTAGGCCGGTGGTATTTTTGTACCCATTTTTTGTTGTGACATCACAACCAGAAAGGAGGTTGCCAATGTATACAGAGTTTGAACTAGGGCGGGTGTATCATATGCGGCGGGGACCAAGGATGAAAATAGCAACAGTGGGAGGGATCCAAGCGATATTGGAACATAGTGTGGAAACGCCATTGAGAGGATTGAAGATCTTTGGAAAAGCTGATCAGAAGCAATATAAAGGAAATCAGTTGATACCGTATCCATATGTTGACACAACGAGAACTATTAATGGTATTACATTCACAGATAATAGAGATGGAACAATCATGATCAATGGCACCGCTACGGCGAATGCAGACTTTAGATTATGGGGTAAATATGCTACAGACATTCCATATATTTTGGAACAAGAGGCATATCTTAGTGGTGGATCAGAGGACAATTTTATTGTTCGTGCTACAGATAATGAAGGCAAATCATATCAGACGACAAGTGAAATAAAGATAGCTACACCAGTTCGTTTTGTGTTTATCAGGGTGCCAGAAGGTTATACAGTGAATGATGTAGTATGTAAGCCAATGGTTTCATTGTCATCAAACGCAGAATGGGAGTCTTATGTAGGAGGTAAGCCGTCACCATCACCAGAGTATCCGCAGGAGATTAAGAGTACGGTGAATCCAGTGATAAAAGTGTCAAGAGAAGGCGGGACGGAATCTCAAACGGTTACATTTCCGTATACGCTTAATGCCATCCCAGTAGATTCCGATGGTAATTATACGGATGAGACTGGCAAGCAGTGGATCTGTGATGAGATTGATTTGGAACGTGGCGTGTATG